TAAGACTGGCAGTTTCCTCCTCCATAATGCGTTTGTTTTCATCAGAGGTTAAATTACTCATATCCAGAAGTTTCTCCTGGAGGATTTTGTTTAACTCTCTGTTATTGGGCATGAAAGATTTGACGGCATTAAGTTTCTGAATTTGGTCTAAGTCCTGTTCTGATTTGTCCTTCTTGGAGACAACCTTGCAGGAATAACCCAACTTATCCTTCCAACTGGTAGGAGTGATGGTCTTATTGAACATTGTTTTACCTGTGATTTTACCTGTCTTAAATAGTCTGACGGCTTCTATCTCATCTCCCATTGCCTCCAGCAACTTAATGTATTTCCTGCCGATATTTAACCATGCCTGTTGATAGTAAAGGGACATAGACTGGATGCGGTCAAGGGCATTGGCTGCCAGAAGTTCCACTTCCCCTAGTGTGATTTTGCGTTGTTCTGATACACCCTGGGTAATGGCGGTGGCAGCAGATGCTTTCTCGGCTATCTGAACCACGAAGTTAATCTCTTCCAGATTACCTGTTAGTTGGGGAATCTCCACGGATTTCAAAATGTCATTGGGATTACCAGGAATCCCGTACCATCCCCAGGCTTTGGGTTCAAAGGTTTGGGGAACAAAAGCACCATCTTCTCCTGATGTGTTGGAATTGTAGTAGTTCATGCCAAAGTTACGCATGGTTCGGTTTTCCACCGTCTGACTGAACCAGGAATTGACTACTTTGTTGGGTGGTCTGACCGAATCGGCTACGGCATCATTCCAGAAGTCTCGGTTTTCTATATCCTCTCCCCAGGACTCAAAGGGATAATGGTTTCTCCAGAAGTGGTCGGGACAGTTGCCGTTGGGGTCAATGACATTCTCCAGTAAATCAGCAAAAAGAATCAGTCTCTTTTCTTCTCCTTCAACGGTAATTGCACCTGACAAGGTGAAAACTATTTCTGCTTCTTCTATTTCAGGGTTATAGACTTTGATAAATCCTTCCTGCATCTGGACAAGAGTCTGTCCCAAGGCGGGGTTGTTGACATAGGTGTCACCCATTTCCTGCATGGCTTCATTCTTCTTTTCCAGTTCCTCTTGATTCTGGGAGGCTTTAACCAATCCCTGTTCGGTCTGGAAGAACTCTTCAAAAGTTGAGACTACCTCTTGGTTATACATTGGATTGCCTTTAAGGTCTGATAGGGTTTCAAAGATGTTATCCTGGATAAGGTAACCTGCGGTATCAATGTCGGTGGGGTCTATATAACGGTCAACCCGCATATCGGCAGGGTCTACAATATAGAATTTGACCTTACCGTTCATTACATTCAACTTCTCAAAACTTCTGCCGAAGAGTGTAACTTGCTTTTTGTCCACTTTATCTTTTAACTCCAGTCGGTTCTCGCTTTTAACAACATCATTCCAGTAAAGGTTATAGAAGATTTGCTTTTGTTCATCGTTGGAGAGGTTGGTAAAGACCAGGTCTACGAAATCATCTATCTTGGAGAGTATGGTTTTGACAATCTGCTTCATCAGTGGGATGTTCGTGGATTGCCTTTGGGTAAGGCGGTTGATAATTACCTTGTCCCTGAAGAGTTCATAGTTTTCTTTCCAGTCATCATGCCGTCTCTTTTGAAACTCATAACCGTCTTTGGCATCTCTATTGAGGATGAACTCTAACTTGTCAAGAGTAATCAGTTTGTCACTTAACATAATTCAATATAACACTTTCTTGAAAATTGTCCAAAGTATCGTGTCTCCGCAGTCTTTCTGGCATCAATTGCATCAGAAAGTTCCTTAAATCGCTTATGAAAGACATTTTTTCTGTCAACCATCACACAAACTGACCATTTTCTATTCTTTTTGTCATAACTTACCCCCGAACATCCAGACCTATTATTACTTCTTAGGTCTCCGTTCATCATGTTTTGACTGCGGGTAACTATCCTTAAATTTTTCCTTCGGTTATCCAATTTATTTCCGTTAATATGGTCGGTGTCCATCCCTTCTGGAGTTTCTGCAACCATTCTGTGCATAAACCAAATTTCATCTAGGGACTTATTACCTCTGACATAAACCTTTCGTTGAGCATATCCGTTGGTATTGAAGTACCAACTCCATTGATTAAGCCATTCAAAATCCTCATCATCCACGATTGTTTCCTTACCTTTGGAAAGTTTAATGATTTTCATAATGGAAACGGATTAACGCCTCCCACTTCAGTTGGTTGAACATAGATTTTAGGTTTATTGAGTTCAAAATACAATCGCATAAGCACCATATCAGATAGGTCAGGAGACCTACCAAGATTCTGTTTTACATCTTCTTTACTCATTATCTGAAGAGTGCTGACATCTTCCGTAACTTTCCTGCGAATCTGACCTAACTCTTCAATTAAAAAGTCTTTATCTGCTTCTGATAACTGTGCCGAAATAGCGATTTTGTGATTATTGATGTGGTCAGCCAATAGGAAAGCACATTGGGTTTTGAGGTTCTTGTAGTTTTCCTTTTTCAGAGTTTCTGTGTTAGTTGCAAGAGGGGTCATTATTGGACTGGCATTGTTAACAAAACCTTTAACTCCCCTTAATCCATCAACCACTCCACCCCCGACACCATCTTCATCAATAACTGTGTGAGAATATGGTATATGGTTTTCTGCCAAGAGGGTTCGGATGTCGGTAATTGTTTGGTCAATCCCTTGGTGATTTTTAATCATAACCTTAAATAAGTCATATCCCCTCCATAGACCATAAACAATACGGTCTGAACCAAATCTGGCAATATCTGCCGTCAAGAAAAGATGTGGAGAGTATTCTGGAGTTGCTGAAAACATATCTAAAATTGCATCATAAGCGATTAAAACTGTATCTTCGTCTGCATATTCCCACAATCCATCCCTAAGTCTTGCTCTTGTCACAGGGTCAGTAATCTCATTCAAAGCCTTACCGTATTCCTTCTCCGTATAAGGATTGTCTGTGTAAAGTGCTTTTACAAAATTGTATTCTTTCGGTAAAGTTCCATTTACATAGGGTTTATAAAAAACTCGGTAAAGCCAATTTCTTGTAGGATTGCAGGTTAAGAAAATTTTTGCGGGATATAAACCATATTCATCATTCCTATATCTTCCCACTCTTGATTTCAAAACATCAAAAGCAAGGAACTCTATTTCCCCACTTTCCTCCAACCAACCCCCAGAATACTCCAAACTCCCCAAGCGTTCAAACATCGGGTCTGCTGGTTTGGTGGCTAAATCCAACAAGTCAATTCTACTTCCGTTAACAAACTCTATATAGTTATATTGACCATTTATCTTCCAATCGGATAGTGGAATTTTATAGTTTTTGAACACTTTATGAAAAGTAATTACAACAGAGGACATCAGTCGTTTTAACTCTTTCCTTCCCACAAACCACCTACTTCCTGGATAGTTGTAACAATTTAGCATCAACCAGACACATCCCAGCCATGTTTTCCCACTACCTGCTGATGCACCGTAGAGGAGATAGTTCGTTGTGGTGTCTGTCAGGAGGTCGTATGCAAGAGACTGTTTAGGAGTTAGTTTAATTTCTGGGTATATCATTGATACAGTTAATACATCTTATAGTCTGTTATATAGACTATATATATTTTGTTTATTCCTTCTCTGTTTTTACCACCACAAAACCACCTATCTTCTCTCCTTCAGAAGTAACATCAACCTTTTCTGTTAACTTTCCCTTAGCTTTCATTGCCGTCTCCAGGTAACGATGTCTGGTGGGCATATCTTCAACCTTTTTGTGTTCTTCTACTCTGATTGAATTTAGACCTTCATTTAATTTCTTTACCAGTTTAGAGTCAGGGATATATTCATCCAGAAGTTCTTGCCAGGACTTTGTCTTTTGAATCTTACCACTTTTAGCATATCCTTTTGTAAATCCTGCTTTAACTGCTGCTGGAAATACTTTTCCACCATTCTCCATCATCCCTTTTAGAGTTTCTTTCTGTCTAAGTGTAGGGTCTTGTTTATGTGTTTTTTTTACCATAGTATTCTTGATTTATTATACTCATGCGTTCTCTGAACCGCACCTGGTCGGTTTCAAACTTTATCCTGTCCTCTTCCCGCAACCAGGTGTCATAGGTTCTACCCGTGAACAGTTCTTTGACTCCGTTTATTATCTTATGCTTCAGCTTCATTTGATAATGGTTTGCCCTTACTGCCTTTCATCATCTTCTCGGCTTTTTCTGCCACACGGGTAATTTCATCTGTTCTGACCAGGAACCTGATTTCGTTTTTGTTTAACCTTTCAACATAGAACCTGGAGATACCTGGGGGGAATAAAAGATTAACGGCAGCGATAGGATGGCTCCTACTAAGTTTGATTGGGTTAGTACCAATCATCTGCGGCTCATCAAGTAGGTCTACTCCGTTTTTGTCTACCGCCCTGATGCCGTCATTGATTTTTACATCTTCTGGTTTGGCAATCTTTGCTTTCATCTAACTACATGATACCACAATTAGGTTTCTTTTCCCTTTTAATTTTATATCTCTTGGGACTACGCCATTCAACTCCCTTACGCTTATTTTTTTGGTGTATTTTTCCTTTTTTGTAATTCATAAACAAAGGTCATCTTTTTAGTCTTTAATTCCTTTCCACATCTAACACAAAACTTAGTGGGAAGTCCCATGTGACCGACTGCCCACCAGGTTAGTTGATATCTCTTGGGCATTTTATGTCCACGCCAGGAACAGAAGATTAGACCTCTGACCCAAACTTCAAATTCCCAGGTAAAGATTCTCATATTAACCGATTGATATTCCTGTATATGTTAAGAACTTTTCCCAATCATGTTTGTAAATGCAAAAGTCTCCGTCACTACTTACACCACCAGTTTGTCCTGAAAACCAATTGCAAAATTCAGAATACTTCCATCTCGGAAGGAACTTCTTAATATCCTTCAAAGAATATCCTTCCCAGTCATCCGTTTTAATTAGTTTTGGAAACTTTATTTTTTTCATATTCTTTCTTTTTAAGGGAAGTGAGTTCTTTAAGTCCTAAAATCCCTGATTTTTCTTCATACACCACCTCATATTTTGGCACTAACTTTTGAAATGCAGCTAAGA